CAATTAGTGAACACCACCGGCTGTGATTTGCCGACGCTACCTATTACCGAAAAACAAAATGAACTTTTACAAAGAGTGATTAGTGGTGAGATTTTTGAAAACCCTCTTGAGGGAGTCGCAACTGCCACACAAAATGCGATGAATGATGCAGTAGGTAGACTAGGTGGTTTTAGTAACACTGGCGATATTCGTGAATCACTCGCCAACGCTGCGGATCAAATCGGTTTGATGCGGGATCACACTAGAAGGCTTAGTGGTCTTTCAGAAAATCCGGGAAACGCTCTGGGGCTACAGGGTATACAAGCGATTGCTAATACATTCAACAATTTCAAAAACTCCATCGAGGGTGGAACAATTGGTCAGGATCTTGTTGATAATTACACTCCATTTTTTCAAAGTGTTTTAGGACCGGGTTCTACAGTTTTTGAGTCATTAGATGGTCTGTTGACTGGTGATTTCGAGAATGCTCTAAAAAATATGGAGGCAGCGGAAACTGATGCTGACAAACAAGCAGCGATTCAAAAAGTCAGACAAATCACCGAGTCCGTCAATGATATTGTTGCTCAAGTAGAGTCGATTAGACTCAACGATGAAAATCAACTTGCAGGGGCTTTGGACTATGTTGCAAAAGTCGGTCTTGGATTTTCTGTGCTAGGCATGGCAGAAGACCCGTGTTTTAGTCAGAAGGTGCTACAAAATATCGTAAAACCTGACGTAAAGGGTTTACTGAATTTATAACAGATAGATACTAGGATGGCATATTATACACAATCAGATGTTGAAACTTCGACTAAATCAACGGTCAGATTCAGTGACATTGATCTGAATTTTGAAATGAATCCGTTGACAAAGGATGTCAATATCTTAAAAAACGAGGATGCCGTCAAAAGATCAGTTAGAAACATTGTGCTGACAAATTTTGGAGAGAAAAAGTTCCAACCATTTTTTGGCGGGAACGTCTTAGCACAACTGTTTGAAAATTTTTCTCCATTTACATCAGTCCAACTCAAAAAAGCAATCGAAAGGTCGCTTTTTGAAAATGAACCCAGAATTGATAGGTTGGTTGTAGACGTTATCGCAGAAAATGACAAGAATTCTGTTGATGTCACCGTGAGATTTACACTAAAAAACTCACAAGAGCCTGTTTTGGTAACATTTACTTTGGAAAGGATTAGATGATGTCAACGGAAAGAAGAGAACTCTCAGTAAATCAATTAGATTTCTTTGCGATTAGAAACAATCTCAAGTCATTCCTAAAATCACAAAATGATTTCAAGGATTATGATTTTGAGGGTTCTGGACTTTCAGTCCTCCTTGATATTTTATCATATGTCACACACTATCAGGGAATTTACAACAATCTCACTGCCAACGAACTTTTTCTTGATACTTCAATCAAACGATCATCACTTGTTTCTCATGCCAAGAGTTTAGGATATGTGCCAAGATCAATCACAGCACCCGTGGCAAATCTAAATATCACTTTTGCCGGTAGCGTTCCAGACATTTTACCTGCCGGACAAGTTTTTACAACAAAGATCGGGGCAAAGACATATAACTTTACTAACACCGAGGCAGTGCAGACAAACTTTCGTGTCACGCCCCACATTCAAAATATGGAGGTGAAAGAAGGTGTTCTGAGAACTGTTTCTTACGTCGTGCCAAATTCTAATCCATATCAAAGATTCAGAATCAAAGATGATGCGATGGACACTAAAACAATTTCAGTAACCGTCACCAAGTCATTCAATGATAACACTGGTCTTAGTGATGTTTGGTCTATTGGCACGAATGCCGTTGTTGTGGATGGCTCGTCTAATGTTTACTTTGTTGAAGAGGACTACGATGGAGCATACTCACTATCTTTTGGTGATGGCGTAATTGGTAAAAAACTTGAGGCTGGTAATATTGTCACCGTAACTTATCTGCAAACTAAAGGTGCTGAGGCTAATGGTGCTGGCTCTACGGACACCGAAGATACCCCTGCCTTTGTTTACAATAATAATACAGTATCAGTTGCAAGTGCAGCGGGTGGTGGATCTGAAAAAGAATCGATTTCAAGTATTCGTTTCAACGCACCAAAGGCATTTGCATCTCAAAACAGGGCAGTGACCTCATCTGATTTTGAAGCACTTGTCAATAACAATTTTTCAGGCTTTCAGTCTGTCTTGGTTTACGGTGGCGAGTTCAATACTCCACCTGAGTTTGGTAAAGTCTTTATCGTATTGAAGCCAAACACAGCAACCCTTGTTCCGACAAGTGTAAAAAATTCAATCGCGTCCTTCTTGAAAGATCGATGTAGTGTTAGCATCACACCAGAAGTCAAAGATCCAACACCTTTGTATGTGAGATATGTTCTTGACTCTGTTTACAGTCCCAACAAAACAAAACTTAATCAGTCACTTCTAAACAGCACGATGAAGGATGTGATTTCAACCTACATTGACGAAAACACATATGGTTTCAATTCATCTGTATCCTTTGCTAAGTTGGAAAAAAATCTTTTAGATAGCGTGAGTGGATTAGAAACACTTTCAATCAAACCATCTTTAGAGTTTAGATTTTTTCCTTTAGTTGATACAGCGACAAACTATGAAGTAAACTTCAAAAATGAAATTTTGCACCCGCATGATGGATATATTCCTGTGATTTCATCTAACGAGTTTATTTTTTCTGACGCAGATGGTATTCTGAAAAATGTGTATCTTGAGGACGATGGTTTTGGAAATTTGGTTTTGTATCAACTGCAAGGCTCAACAAAAGTGTATTTGGATGATGTAGATTTTGGTCGTGTAAATTATAAAACTGGTGCTTTATCTCTCAATTCCTTTGCTTTATCAACTGTGAATGACATTGAGCCGATTAGTGTGTTTGCAGAGATTGGCGGTGGTAGAATCATCTCATCAGAAACATTCATTTTGCTTCAAGACACAAGAGATCCTTCTAGAGCCGTAATCAATCTTACCCCTGACATCAGACCTGATGGCACTATTGGCACTGAGTCTGATTCATACATCGGTACATCCAGCCTAAGCGACACAGGCTCCTCTAGCGCACCGGCGACAACTTCAACAACGTCTAGCGGAACATCAACTTCGACTGGTGGCGGTGGTGGTGGAGGAAGCAGTAGTAGTAGTAGCAGCAGCGGCGGCGGAGGTTACTGATGCCTGTCGGTGGTTCCCTACTTTTACCTTTTCAAATATTTGTTCCTGATGCTTTAGGCGATTTAGGACCAATTTCAGTTGATGAAAGATTTTCAACTCTTTTGTCAACTTTAGCACCAGAGTATGTGCAAAGTGATCACCAAAAATTTATTGCCTTTGTTCAAGCCTATTTTGAGTATCTTGAAATTCATGGCAACCCAAGAGCGGAGGCAGTCCGACTGGGTAGTTATCCTGACATCGATCAAACACTAGATGATTTCGTTCAATATTTTCAAAGCAGTTATCTCAATGAGTTCCCTGAAAATATTGAATCGGGGGCAGATACAAAACTTGCGGTGAAAAATTCAAATGCCTATTATTCTGAAAAGGGAAATGCTAGATCAATTGATTATTTGTTTAGGCTACTTTTTAATACCCCTGCCGATATTGATACACCAAAAGACAAACTATTCAAAATTTCAGATGCAGACTATAATCCATCCGATGTTTTATTTACCTCACATTACAATGGAATTGAAAGAGTATCACTTTACAAAGGTAGTCAAGTCAGACAACGCTTGTTGGATGATTTTACAAGTGAAGTAGTTGCAACTGCTTTGATTGACGATATCACTTTTCATTTGGATGATGGTGTCGAACACGCAAAGATTTTTCTCAAAGAAGTGCGAGGTAATTTCAAACCAAACCACTACGTTGAATTTGTCAGAGCAAACGAAAGCCGACAAATTATTGAGAGAACCTTTCCTGTTATTAGTAATCTAAAAGTTACTAACTCCGGTAGAAGTTATGCCCGTGGTGATGATATTCAAGCGTTCAACTCTGCTGGGAAACTTGTCTTGAACGCTGAAGTTGAAACTGTAAACAGTCTGGGCGAAATTCAAACAATCTCTTCGACACCAACACAACAAAAAATTTATTTTCCCGGTGAGGCTTACAACATCACTGTGACTACAGGCGGAGGATTTGGTGCTGGATTTACATTTGATGGTGGAAAGTCCACGGTATCTAATAGAAGAAATTTTTCATCGCAACGATCACTTCTTTCATCGGACTCCTTTGTTCAAGATAACTTTAGATTCCAAAATTTTTCATATATTGTCAAGGCAGAAAAACAAATCAAAGATTACGCCGCTTTACTAAGAAAAATTTTCCACCCTGCCGGATCGGTGATGCTTTCAGAGTTTCAGAACAAAAATTCTTTTCAAGGTGTAAAATTTACCAATCAAACTTACGATGATGTTTCTTACATCGATGCCGTCATTGGTAACTACATGCCATATACCTTCGGTACAACGAAAGATTTTCGTGGGGACACATATGCTCTTGGTGCGCAGGGTTATCGTGATTACTATCCCGGTGGCTTCAATGGTCTGACAGGAGCGACACTAGGTTTAGTCAATGGTGACGGTGATGCGATTACACATGACCCCTTCAATAATAACACATGGTTGCTCGGTCCTCTTGGTGGATTTACTTTAGGTATTATAAATCCTGAGTTCTTCATTGACGGTGAAATTAGGGATGGATACGAGCAAGCCATTTCACCTCAGTTGATTTATAGAAGTGATGATGATCCAGATTCACTTTTCTATATTGTTGCGAGACATCCTAAGACTTTGCTGACAAATGACCTTCCACCAGCATCTTCTACTCAGACTATCAGACAAAATGCCACTTATTTCAATTCAAAATTAGTTAAGAATCATAGAGGGCAGCCAGCAATTTATAGGGACATCGTTGTGTTGACATTCGATACCAATGAGGGAGTGTCTGGCAATTTTCAAGTAGGTGACATAGTAAGGCAAACTATTCCGTTTAGACCACAAGCGATTGGTGAGGTAACGGAGGTTGTTACAACAAGAACATCATCAACTTCTTTTTACACAAATAGACCACTAAACCAAATTATCAAAGAATTCAATCAAAAGAGATCAGCCTTGGATGTGGGTGCTGATGTTGAAGTTGATGAAGTCGTGTCGAGTGAGGTTGTCTCTGAGAGTGGTGATTCAGGACTTACACTTATAAGTGCGGAGGATATTAGTGGCGTATCAGTCACTTCATATTCTGATTCAAAAGAAGCGACGTACGCATCTGAGACAAGAACCGTTGAAGTCGTTGAGCAGACATTGAAAAGTGGTAAAAAACAATTGGTTGCAAAAACCACGCTCAAGACCCCAGAGGATATTATAAAAAATGATCCAAGAGGTTCATATCAAACGTCTATCAAGGCTTCTGATTCTATCGACGCTGGAACGCTTTTGCCAATTGCAATCAAAGTAAAAGTTTTGGCTGGTGAATTTTCAAATCAAAGTAATAGAAATGGAGTACGTTATCCAGTCATATCCGATACACAATCGTCAGGACTTCTCGCTACTGGCTTGATAAATAGTGATAAGACCGTAAAGGGAACCGTCGCCGAAAAAACGGAAGTATTTGATGAGGCTCTTGAATTCAATGATATTGTAATTGGAGAGTTCCTTGAATTCCTAGAAATGAATCAAACCGTACAAGGCAATAAACAATCAGGAGATGTGATATAATGGCACAATACACTTTTGACGCACAACTCAAAACACAAATAGCAAAGAACTTTATTTCTGATTTTCAGGCATTCGGTAAAAATAAAGTTTACCTTGGCGTTGGACAAGTTTCAGATGTTGGGTTATTGAATCCCCCACTTGAGAATAGAAGCGTTGAAAGAGACATAATCACAAGAAGAAATATTAGTTTTGCTAAAAGAGTAACACCCGCTGATGTCACAATGATGATTCCCAGAGTTGACTGGGTGTCGGGTATCACAATGTCAATTTTAGACACTTCCAAAGACATGTCTAAAATTTATGATAGCGACTCTTCTGGATCGACCGCTCCTTTTTATGTCTTGACAAACGAGAATAATGTGTACGCTTGCTTGAGCAATGGTGAGGGAATCACTGGATCTGTTGACCAACCAATTGGCACGGACACTAGCCCGATCACACTACCCAATGGTTACAAATGGAAATACCTGTATACTATTCCCGGCACTCATATCAAATTTATGGATAGAGATTTTATTCCTGTGTTGTCTCTGCCGTATTATGATGGTATTTACAATGTTTATAATGATGAGAGACAAAATCAATATGCTGTGCAATATGAAGCAAATCTTGATGCCCAGAATGGTTTGATCGATCAGGTTGTTTTGACCGACAATCCGGGCGGGGCAATTTTTGCACGCGGTGTTCCTGATAATATCAATAACGAGGTTGAATTTTCAACAAATGATACCGTTATGATTACACAACCAAACCTTACGAACACGGTGACAGACGAAAATTATTATATTAATTACTACATCAGGTTCTTGACAGGAGATGCCGCAGGTGTTGTCAAAAAAATTATCGCATCTGCGACAAATGGTGATGCACAAGACATTCTAACATTAGACTCTCCATTTGAAACAAACAGATCACCCAATAATAAAGATAGATTTGAAATCGGTGTTGGTATTATCATCACGGGCAATGGTCGTGATGCAGCGGCATTTGGGTCTTTGGATAGCAGTAAGAGAATCAAAGATGTCGTTGTGTATAACTCAGGATCAGGGTATTCAAGTGCTACAGCAAGTATTGATGGACCCGGAGAGTCTGAATTTGGTGCTTTCCCAAGTGATTTACCTACACTTGATCCTTTGATTTCCCAAAGTGTTGGTAGAGATCCTGTGTTTGAATTGTTTGCAAATACCGCCAGAGTTCAAGTTTCAGTTGCGGGTGATTCTCAAAATAATGTTGAACAACTTTTGGGCAACGATTATAGAGATGTGGTGCTTTGGGCAAATCCTAAAGTTGGTGTGGAACAAACAGGTGCAGGAGAATTAGCGGGATATCTTGATCGGATTCAAACGCGAGTTGATATTTCAGGATCAACTGGTGCAATTCAAGAATTAACTAATAGCGATAATCAAACCAGATATTTTTATGGCGACACCACAAAGGAATTTGTAGAAATATTTAAAACATCACGCTCATCAAAAGTCACTGCGTCTTGTCAGGTTCTTGATATGAGTAAGCCTTTTGTTAGAGGAGAAAAGGTTTCGCTTCTTACCACGGATGAAAATGGTTTGTTTAGTGGGACAAGTAGCACTGGTGACTACACCGTAACAAATACTTTTTATGATGACACATCATTACAAATTGCAAAAACTGACTGGAGAACCACACATAAACTTCTGGTTGATTTTGGGGTTGATGGATCATACACACCCGAATTAGATGCCGGTGCTACAGGGAGTTCTGGAAGTCACGGAATGATTGCTTCAGTTTTGAATTATGATCCCACAGGTGGTGATGACGCTGACACTGATTACAAAAAACGCATAGTGCTTCTTACCGATGTCTCTAATGTGTCTGGGGCAACTCTAGCGTTCGTGCCTAATGAGAATCTGGCATACAAAGTGGGAGACACCATCGTAAACGGGGTGATTGAAAGCGTCGAGGGACCGGAGTTGGATTTATTTTCCGGTGAACTATTATACATAAAAGGACTAACACAAGAGGTCAAACGAGTTGTGGAGCAAACTGACCTTTTCCGATTTACTTTTGAATTCTAAGGGGTAATACATGCCTATTGAGCAAAAATCTTATGATTCTACCATCATGGGTGGTATTCCATACTACGATGATTTCAATCAACAGAAAAAATTCTTGAAAATTTTATTCAAGCCCGGACTTCCCGTTCAGGCTAGAGAATTGTCACAAGCACAGACTATTTTACAAAATCAAATTGAAAGATTAGGCTCCAACATTTTTAGAAATGGCTCTGTTGTTTTAGGTGGTGGTATCTCTACGATCACCGCAAACTTCATCAGACTTCAATCTGAACTACCTCTTGCCACTTTGAAAAGAATGGTGAATCAAAAAGTTAGAGTCACTAAAGGTGATGGCACAAATGTTGATGCAATCGTGTGTGGCTACGCAGATAAGTCATCGCTCGCAAATGACGAATATCAAATTTTGTTCATCAAATACACCACCGTTGGTGAATTTGAGCCTTCCGAAACTTTTTTCACAATCGGTTTGGGCAACATTGGTGTATCAAATTCAGTTTTATCCGACTCTGTGACACCCGGTTCTGGCTCGGTTGAAACTTTTGTCACTGTCGATCAAGGCGTGTTTTATGTGGATGGTTACTTTTGCTTGGCAGATGCTCAATCAGCAGCAGCCACAACCGAAAACACTGATTTGGGGTATAGAACATTTTTAGGCACTAACAGTTCCGTTGGCTTCAACGCTAGAAAAACTGTTGTAGACACCGAACTTGACACAACTCTCAGAGATCCATCCTTCGGTTTCAACAACTTCAACGCTCCGGGTGCAGATAGATTCAAAATTGATTTGGTTCTGGAGTCACGGTCAGTAAGCGGTACAGCAACCGACTCAAACTCATTTACAATCGATGATCCCACTGACTTTTTTGAATTAGTCAGAATTATCAACGGAAAGGTCACGAAAAAAATCAAATATCCTGACTTAGCAGAGTTAGAAAAAACTTTAGCAAGAAGGACATTTGATGAGTCAGGAAATTATACGGTCAATCCTTTTGAGATTGAGGTAGGCACTCACGAAGAAATTTTTGGTGTGGTTGACGAATCTAAATTTGGTGTTCGTATTAGTCCCGGTAAAGCATATGTCAGTGGATTTGAATTTGAAACAATCGCACCTACGTTGTTAACTATTGATAAAGGTAATAGCACTCTTACATCCACAAGAAACTACAACTTGGGTCAAGGATCATTTTTCAGACTGAAAGGTGCTGTTCGTTCCATAAATTCAGATGGACTTGATAGCACACCAGACATTCAAGGCATGACCCTTGATGGTTATATCAACAACACCTCTACTTTCTTCACTGATGGTAATAGAGTGGATCTTGAAGACGCTCAAGGGAACGTGATTGGTAGTTGCACACCAACTCACTTTATGTTTGGTAATGAAAGAGTTGACGCACCCGGACGACTTTACTTTCATACGAAAACAATGACTGGTAAAGATGCCAATATTAGAAAACTCGTTGCCAAAGACATAAATGATAATGAAATTTTTGGGGTTTCTTGTGATTTCTCTGGATCTGGTGAGGACGCTATCGTTACATCATCCTCAAAGAGAATTGTTGATATTTCCTCATCCGGCTCAGTAAACAACATTGTCAATCCTACAAGAATCACTGTGGTAAAACCGTTTAGGGGAACCACCGATGCAAATGGTGTCGTTGGATTTACCAGCGGTGTCGGTAGCAAAGACTTCTTAGCGTCTATTGGAGAGGACACAAACAACGCTCAGGTTAGACCAGTCGCAATCGTAAATGTAACGAATTCTGGTCCGGGTTCTGGCTCAACCTCTGATCTTGTTTTGGTCAGACCAATTTTGTCCTCATCCATTAATAACTCAGTTTCATCAATTAGTTTGAACTTTGGATCAAATTTGGCTTCAAGAGATGTTACATGTTTCTTGCCGATGTCTTTTGAATCTAAAAATAATATTCGTAAAAAGACACTTAGTGGCGATCAAACTGCGACTGTGAATACAGCACAAGAATTGGTGACACAAAACTCAGTCACGCTTGGCTTACCTGATGTTTTTCAAATAAAAACAGTAAGAGAAAGTAACACAAATTTAGATGTCACCAGCAAATTTGAACTAAACACTGGTCAAGACGATTTCAATTACAACAATGCCTCGATCCGATTGATTGATCCCGGTGATCCAGACATTGATAGAACTAGTGAATTTGTTGTCACTTTCAATCGTTTCTTGCACTCAGGTGAGGGACCATTTACAAAAGACAGTTATAGTGGAATCAAGTCTGATGAACTTTATAAAATTGGAAATGAGCAACTTTCACCGCTCGATGTTTTAGATTTTAGACCAATTCTTGATTCAAGCGGTAATTATAATCAAGGCACAGGTGAGCCAAACCTGATTCCATTTGATTCGCGTGCCGTCGAATCTTTTGTAACCGTATCAACTTTCCTTCCTCGTATTGATAGTGTCGTATTGACCGCAAGCAGGCAGATTGTCGTGGTGTCTGGTATTCCAGATGACAATCCACAACCACCAAGAATTTCATCTGGTGATCTGGAGTTGTATCGGATTAGGGTGAATGGTGCTGACTCGGACTCACAAACACTTCAAGTCGAATACATTGATAATCAACGATTTACAATGTCTGATATCAATACACTCGATGAAAGAACAACCGATGACTTTGTTGAAAATTACAAAAAGAATTTGAGACAAGGCATGGTCGCAAGAGGCAACGCAAGATTCCTCGACTCTGTTGTAAATGAGGATGATGTTTATATTGATGACTTGGTGGGATATGAAAATATTGATGTCGTTGATAGTAAAGTGAATGTGGCATTTGACCCAATTAAAAACACTCTTAGACCTGCCTTCAAAACTACGACTTTGCAAAACTTTACTTTTGGTGAGGAGATTGGGACAAGCGGAACAACATTTTCAACCGATGGCATTGCTCTTGTAAACTTTACTGAGCCTGCTCCTGAATACATTTCACAAACACTCTCTAATAATCCTGTTTCATCGGTTGATATCAATCCGTTTGGTATCAACGATTATCTGGGAAGTATCAAGTTGACCCCACATAGAGCAAAATACTGGAGTGAGTCAAGAAAAGCGAGAGTTGTTTCTAATATTAGAGGCGAATTGAACGCTTATGAAAATGAGTTAGAGTCATATGATGGACAGGGGCGACGACTTGGTTTTGGTACAGTGTGGAAAGACTGGGAAGTTTTCTGGTGTGGCATTGAGGATCGTGAAAGAGAAATCGCACAAACAAATTCTAGCAGCAGAATTTACAAAGCACCGAAGAAATCTGCAACAATCAAAAGAATTTTGTCAGAAAAAGTTCGTAAAACAATCTCTGGTAGGGTGATTGATCTTTCAATCAAACCGTATCTTGATTCATTTACCTTGAGAGGTGTTGTTGAGGGTGTCCTACCCGGTGCTACATACAATCTTTTCTTTGATGGTGTTCAACAAAACTTATCGACGCAACCATACCAAGCATCTACGGGTCCAACCGCAGGTGGTGGTACTTTTGATTTTACAACTGTGATTCCCGCTGACACATACACAATTGGTAAAAAACTTGTTCGAGTAGTTAGTGGCTCACTTGATGATAGTGTCATCGGCTGCGATTCGTCTGCGGATGCAATTTATTATGGAGAAGGTAGACCTAACACTGAATTGTTCGGTGACACACTTATTCGACCAGTGACAGTCAGAAGAAAAGCATCTGATGTGAATGAAACCTCTGACGAATATTACAGTGATGTGTTTGAGCAGTCTAGTGCTACAATTGTAAACGCTCTCAACCCTGTTTCACAAACTTTCAATGTTGATGCAGAGTTTTATCCAAGTGGTCTTTTCTTACATGACATCAGACTGTGGTTTACTAAGAAGGATAAAGATGTTACTTTGAGAATTCATCCGACAAGAGCAGGAAATCCCCTGACTAGCGTTGTGATGCCATTTAGTGAAATTACTGAAATCACAAAAGAAGCCACGTTGAACACCTCATCAACGGGGCTTGCATTGGAAGTGTCAGATGATACTGCCACAAGATTCAAATTCACCACGCCGGTTTTCTTGCCTGCGGGAGAGTATTCAATCTCAATTAGCACAAATGACACTGAAACTAATGTGATTACATATGACGAAACATCTGGTGACGCTCCGATCAAACCATCAAGTATGTTGAGGCTTTATCTTCCGCAAAATGATGGATCTGTCGTAGGATATACAGATCAATATCTTGCCATGAAAGTATCAAAGTGTGCCTTTGAAACCTCATCATCTAGTAATCAAAAAACATTTGTTCTTCAAGGCACTGCTGCGTCTGGCACGGCTACTGATGCTTTGTTTATTAGTTCTAATCCACCAATCAACTCGAATCAACCAGTATCTTACAATTTCAACTTTAATTCACCAAGTGGATCTATTCAAGGTGTTCCAAATAGCACAATTGAATCATTGAGTTTGGGTGGAAGACAAACAACTGGCGAAAATCCGTTCCTGACGTTTAGTCTTCAATCAGATGGCGATGTTTGCTCTGTTATTGATACAGAGTCGGTGGCTGCATTCTTGCCGGTTGCCGATGTCAATGGTGGTAATCAAGTATCTGGAGAACTTTCCAACGAGGCAGACTTGGCATCGGATAACCACTTTAGGTATTATTCTAAAGTTGTTGAATCTGATTCATTCTTGAGTGGTATTGTCATTTCAGTTGATGGTCTTTTCCGTGGTCTTGAAGACCTCAGAGCGTTTGTCAGAACTGCTCGCGGTGATGAGAATATTTTTGATAATGATTTCATTGAGGTCTTGAATGGTGGACCCGCTGAGGCAGGATCAACCGATCCAGCAATCACTTTTGATCCAAATATTGCCAGCAACACTTTCTTTGTGCGGCTTGACCAAGCGGATCAACTTTTCCAACGATATCAGATCAAGATTGTTGGTGTCCGAGATGCGGCACAAACTGGCTTCAACGCTATAATCCCTGAAATCAACTTCTTGGGTGCTGCTCCTGTGCGATCTGCGAGTGCATTTATCGCTGATGCAGGATCTAACGGATCACAAGGTGATAGTGTATCTTCGGTCGTCAAAACTGGCACTATTTTACCAGTCCTTGGAAATGGTGATGCACTCAATGAAAATTATCTCAATAACGGAGAGTATCTTTTATGTAATGGACAAGAAGTTTCTAAATCGACTTACGCAAACTTGTTCACTTTTGCCGTGCAAAGCGGTTGGGCTGAAAATGATGCTGGTAGTTTATTCGCTCTCCCAAACCTTAAAGGTAGAACCTTAGTTGGTGCGGGTATTGGTACAAACAACGATGGAACTGGCTTACTCACCGAGAGAACTTTCAATACTCTTATTGGTAATGAGAATGCTCCCGGTGGTGCGGACATAACCGTCACAAATGTTACTACACAGGATGAAGGCACTGATGGAACTGAAAGTGATCCATTGGCAGTCAGAGTCAAGAGAACCCCAAATACCACATCGACAACAAATGATCCAATTTCTGCAACATCAAGTGGTGGTGGTTCTACCAACTTGCAACCCTCACTTGTTGTCAACTACATAATCAAGACGTAATAGGAATAGCGAATGGTATCACCTCCAACACCCGGAAACACTTTAGCCGATCTCCTTACAGGAGACACTTTCAGAACTTGGTTCGATAGAACCAACAGCATTATCAACACGATCAATCCGATTGAAGTTTATGGATTGACGAATGATGTTGCACTTCCGGGTATCACCTTTACAGTTGATTCATCAAATGGCATCGCTAATCTTGGTTTGTCCTTACCGGGTTTCATTACAGGTGATTTTGTTTTTGGTGGCGGAATCACTTTTGAAGGTGGGTTGATTACATTTACTGGAAACACCGTTGACTTTGGCGGTGCAACACTAACTGGAAGAGTTGTTAGAACAGTAAATGGTATGACAGGAGATGTTGTTATCTCTGGTGCAGGGTTGAATCTTCCGTCTGGTCTGACAACGGGCGATATTTTAGTTTACAACGCTGCGGGTGAAACCCTTGAAAGATTTAGTCTTTTCACTGGCGGAACCTTTGAAGAAAACTTCATTAACTTCGCAAATACTGGTGGCATGATTTTGGGTGCTGCCACTCAGGATGCAGGCAACTTCCGTCCCGGTTCGCTGCAACTTCACGCAGGCGGAACCTCATCGATTCTCTTCCGAGACACGAATTATGTTGGAACAAATATTCGTCAAATCGGCACGATCATTACGCACCGAAACGAAGGCGATAATGTATTCTTTAGAATTCAAGGTGGCGACACTAGCGGCAACTTAGACAACAATACCAACTCTCCATACATCACCATTGAAGGCACTGATCGAGAGATTGGTATTTTAGGAATTACAAATCCTGCCGCTCCGATTCACTATCTTTCAAGAAGCGGTGTTAGTGGTGATTTCATTCTTGAATCCAGCACAGGTAAAACTGCTGCAATCTCAATCGAAACTGCCCGCGACGGTGAGTCCAGCCTTGACCTCCACGCTCTTTCAAATAGAAAAGTTAGAGTTCTTCTTGATCGTCCCTCATCCGACGCAGCATTTGAAGTTGAAGGAAGTCAGTCTACAAATAGAGTAAACATTTTCAAGGTTGGTGAGACTGGTGATGTTGTAATCGGTGGCGATAGTAAAACATCAACCGGAACCACTCTTGGTCTTTTGAATCTTGCTAGTGGTGCATTGTATCTTGGTGGTAGAACCGGAGCCGAAGGCACAGCGGTTGTTTCAAACGGTGTCACTGTTGACTGGGGAACTGTTGTTGGTGGTATTGAGCAGGTTTCGATCAATGGTCTGGACGACAACAAGACACTGGAGCCAACCACAGGCACAATCAACGGAATCAGACTGAGCAATAACGAAAACTTTGCAATTACAGGTGATCTTATCGATGGAAACACGGTGGGAATTACCTTTAGTTCTTATATGAACACTAAAGCAAGTTTTGAAACTGACGGTGTGACTTCTGATCTTGTTTCTTTTGCACTCAAAGATAGTGGTAGCGATATTTCTGTCAACACCATCGAAAAGAGTGGAAAAACAATCAGACAATACACCTTCCCACGCGGTGGTGGTGGCGGCGGTGGATTAGTGCCGATTTTGTATAGATTAGGATTATCAACCCAAGGCACTGGAAGACTTAGAATTTCAACTGTTTCTGGTAGCAAAAAACGACTTACTGTTGATTCAATCAATAATGATGGAACAGACGTTGAAAATCTTTTGAAACAAATCCAAGCAAAAGAGGGTGGCGGCACAAAAGTTTTTGTTGTATGGGAACCAACCCAAACAGAAACTCCATCGACTGATAATTATGTTTACGAAGTAAATGTTACAAGTATTTCGACTTCCACGGGATCAGACGGACAAACCATTTATCTTTTCGATGGGTTCCCCATTCAAGATCCCAACTGGGCAACTGCCAACGGTAATAGTGATAACGGTGATAAAGTTTTACTGTTCTTTGATAATAACTTTGGTGCTACTGGATCTGGTTTTGAGTCGGCATCGGTCACAAAAAATACGTCTGAAACAATGCAACTTGTTGGTAATAGCATCAACAGAATTGCGTTGATCGGTGGTCAGGGTGTTACGGTTGAGGGTTCGTTCACCTCCACTGAACAGTTCGGCTCCACCGCGTCATTTACTTTCACTGCCACAGGTCTGTCGGGCAACACAGGTGGCACTGGTGCTACGGGTGCGACAGGAACCACGGGTAGCACAGGAGGCACTGGCGGCACTGGCGGTACTGGTGGTACTGGTGCTACGGGTGCAACCGGCGCACACGGAACCACAGGTTCAACTGGTCCCGCAGGTTTCCCCGGATTTGTTTACTCCGTCACAACTGGTACGAATCCAGCGGCAGGACAAGTCATAAACTCAACATCTCAAATCAAAATTCATAAAACGACTGCTGACGGCATTGATCTTGCAAGTCTTTTGAATAATCTTGATGGTGTTGCACAAGATAGAGTTGTCCTCGCAGGTCAGACTGGTGGAATTCTTAGCGGTAGAATCAATAGTATCAGTGAGAGTAGTAGTGTTTACACGATCAACTTTAACACTGACACGGTTGTTGGATCGGCGTTGCCCGGATCTGGTGGAGCCAATACTCCCGGTGTCACTGGTTACTTCTATGCGATTGCCGCTGGTCTTGGAAACACAGGCAGCACGGGTGCTACAGGCAGCACAGGCAACACTGGTAATACTGGTGCAGGAACTACAGGAACCACGGGTAGCACTGGTTCGACTGGTGCTACAGGTAGCACTGGTAATACGGGTGCGACTGGTTCTGCTGCATTCTTCCAATACACTATGACAACCGGCACACCGGGTAGTGGTGGACTTGTAATTGATACTGGATCTAAATTTATTCGTATCAGTGAAACCACGGGGTCTGGTGTTGATATTAGTGATTATCTTGATGGAGTGACAACTGGTTCAAGAGCCTACGTCACTGCAACTGATGGCTCCGGTCAATTCTTCTCTCTGCAAGTCACCACGCCTTCCGATCTTGGTACAAACAGAATTTACATTGGCAATGGATTGGTCGGTGATGCTATTCCTGCTGGAACACCTGTTCAATTCTATGCTGTGAATCCCGGTCCCGTTGGTGGTGTTGATTATCAATTCTTATATCACGACAATCAAAAGGCTGTTGGTGCATCCGGTTTGAATTATGAACCAGCCACGGATTCTGTTGACATTACGAATGGTAAACTGAAATTACAAGATGATCTTGGTGTTGACATGCAAGCCACTGGCACTGATGGTATCCAAGTATTGAACTCCGATGGTGTCTCTGCGGGATACGATATTATTATTCCAAGCCAAGTTCCCGGTACTAACGAGGGTGACGGTGCGTTGAATAGAAGTGTTGTTACCCAATATCCAATTCAAAAGGGCAACGAACACCTCGCAATCGCACATACTTTCTTCTTCAACGAAGTGACAGGCAACAAGCCGGAGAGAACTGCTTTTGTCAACTGCCAGTCTAATGGTAGGTATCAATTGTCATCTGGGTTCAACAGCCTACTCAATCAATATGCCAGTAGTGTTCCAGATGGATTCTTTTATTCGCGTGAGCAGGATGGTAGTTCTGTCCTAAATCGTTGTGTTAGATATGATCAGTTAGCCCTTCCCGCAGCGGACCAAGATGACAATG